ACTAAGTTGAACGACCGCAGCACTGCCAGTGACCTGTTGTGCTGTATCAATGATTTCTCTGTTGCTGGTTCCGTTGTTGGATCCAAGATTGTATACGCCTGCTGTGACTTTTGAATCCAGCGCCATGACGTGTGCTCGGGCAATATCTTCCACATGCACATAGTCTCGTACACAGGTTCCGTCGGGAGTGGGGTAATCAATGCCGTTGAGCACAAATTCTGTACGGTCCCGAATGCTTTCCAGCACTCGAGCAATGATGTGTGTTGCCCCGGGCTCTTGACCGTGCCGGCCTTGGCTGTCTGCGCCACACGCATTGAAATAGCGAAATGCCACATAGTCTAGACCATATGCACGGTGATAACTTTCCAGGATCTGTTCCACCATCAGTTTGCTTTGACCATAGGGACTTATGGGTTCCTTTGGATCAACTTCATCACACGGAGTCATAACAGGGTCACCGTACACTGCTGCACTGCTGCTAAAGATAAATCTGGTTTGCGGCATTGCAGCCATAACAATGTTCAGCAGGTTGAGAGTCTTGACCACATTGTTGTTGTAGTAATCACTGGGACGCAGAATGCTAGGGCCAACCAAGCTGGTGCCTGCACAGTGTACAATGGCTGCGGGCCGTACAGAAATCAACTTGCGATAAGAGTCGTCGCTGTCAAAGTCTGCTTGTACAAAGTCCATAACGTCTTTGAGATGACTTGACAAGGGTCTGCGATCAATACCAACCACAGTGTGCCCTGCATCTTTCAACAACAGGGCAATTTCGCCACCAATGTAACCAGCAGCACCTGTTACTACAACAGTGCTCATGATTCGATCTTTCTCACATGATATTTGTCTTGTGCCACATGATCACGATATCGATTGCCTGCACGATTCCATTGTTCGCCGCGGCCTTCAATGATATCAACCACACGATCAACTGTGCCGTTGTTCCAGTCGCTGATCAAGCCCATGTTGTGATGTGGTTCACGCAGCAAGTTTTGCATCTTGTGATAAGCATCATCTATGCTCCAGGGAACATAAAGTCGATTAGGATCGTTTGCAAAAGTTTCAGGAAAGCTACGATAAGCAGGATAGAGCACATTAGCTCCAAGAGTGTCAGCTTCCGAGACGGTGTTGCTAACCCAGTCCTGTAAAGCACAATTGAACAATACACGAGTGTCATTGAGATGATCATAATATTCATTCTTGCTTATGTTGTCATAGATTTTTAACTTGCCGGCTGCTTCCATGGCTCTAGCACGGGTCACAAATTCAGGATTGTTGCTGCGCAATGCACCGCCGGAGTAGATGGCAAACTCACAAGGCTCCGTGGTGAGTTCACCGTACATCTCAATCAGATCCATGAAGAAGCCCGGTTGTTTTTCTTGATCAAACCTAGCTGCAAAACCCACTCGACGAGGGCGTTCTTCAAATGGTCGGACTTTTTCCGCACCGCCGATGCGTTCCAGTACTTCTGCCTTGCCGAACGCCAAGCCTGAGATGTTGTAGATAGGAGCAGTCCAGCCTGCAATACGCATGTGAGCAACCATTTCTTCGTTGGTAGCAAGCACACCTGTCACAAACTCATTGACCATTTTTTCATACAGGCCCATCCACTTTTCCATGCCCCATACATGAACAAAATCATCAGGATCAATGGCCTGAGCAAGACAGCGAACATAGATCCTAGGACGCTGATCCGCATCCACTTGATCAAGAATATAAGGCAAGCTCTCGATACCGGGCTGAAACATGTCTTCAAAGTAGATCACATCTTCACTTGTGACTTCTCCTCGGCGCATCATTTGCACAAGATTCATCATTTGGCTCATGCCAAAGTAACTGCGGCCGTGTGCATCCAACACCTGTCCCACGCTGATACTTTGTGTGTTGTCAATGGTGCTGCCTGGAACATAAACTACATCCAACCCTCTACGATCGAACACACGACGGTTCCATTCAGTCAGTTGTAGAGTGTACCTTGCTTCATACGACTCCAAACCACAATAAAATAGTTTTCTCATTCTTCAACTCCAAAAAAATGTTCTCTAATGGCCACATAACTATCAACACCGCATTGGACATATCCACCCCAATGCGTGTCCTTCATCATGACTTCATCTTCCAACACAGGTTTGTATTGTTCTTCAACCTGCCGCAAGCATTCCGTCACAATCAACTCGGCGAACTTTGTATCATAAGATTCCGAATACACTTTCAATGCTTGTTCTCGGTCTGTGATTTTAATCATAGCATCAAGAGCATATTTTTTAGCCTGTTCGGCAAATTGTTTAATCTTCTCGTTCATTTAGTCCTTGTACTCGGTTCAATACATCTCGATCAATTTGCGCGGCCATTGCCTGTGTAGCAGTCATGGCATACTTTTTGTCAGGATAATGGGTGTATGCATATTTTTCAGCCGAATCACTAGATCGACCCATGTTATTGACTTTGTCTTCCATGTCATGCATACGTCTATTTAGATGATTCATGTCTTCGAACAATCTTCTCAGAGGTCCATGGTTGCGACTGTGTTCTGTTTTGATTTCAGGACGAGTCAGTAGCACTATCATCATGAGACCGCGCAGCGCATCCATCACACGCGGATCTTGACTGGTCATAGCTTCGTCGAACATGTCAACAAAACGCTCAAGGTCAAAGTCTGCCAAATCTTTTTCTCTGCTTGCACCCATGTTAGCATTTCTCCAATAAGTTGTAAAGTGTTCTGGAATCTGTTGGAAACGTATCTAGTCCATCACACCGTATTTCGTAACCAACTGCTCGTAGTCTCTGTTGCACAATAGCTTCTGCTATGAGGTTAATGGGTTGCCACTCCAGTGGTTGATTATTAATAGAGCAATCAACTATACGATCTAACAAGTCAAACTCGTCTACAATGTATTGCTGTTTTTTTGTCCAATCAGCAATAAACAAATCAAGATCGCCGGTCGGTGTTAAATTAAGAAATTTAAAAATGCGTTTGAAAGTATTCTTAGTATCATACAGTATATCAGTATTGCACACTTTTAAATATGTATCGGGCGCTTGATGTTGTGACTCAATCCATTCCTGCACCCATGGAACATAAAACAAACTAAACCATTCTCGCAACTCCCATGACTGCATTTGGTCCCAGTGAGTATAATTTTGATTCCAGTTTACAATGTCATGAGTATTATTGTAACAAAAAATATCAAGGCCGAGGTTTAGTTTTTCACCAAACGCTATTTTGTGATATTGAAATAAAATATTAAGTTCGGCTGCTCGTAAGGAATCAGCATGTAGTATTATTGTGTTGTGTATGAGCTTATTGTTCAAAAACGCTTGTAGTATTTCAGGAAAATGTTGTTTTTTAAATGGATATATTGGGGTGGATATATCTACCACAGATTTTGGAGTTATTGATTCCATATCAGTTGGGTGAAACGCTTTTTCAAATGAATGCATAGATCCATCCGACAACACTTCTCCATTGACCTTGTTGAATTTGTCTGTATACGACCTTAGCACAAATTCAACAGTTGATCCAAACATTCCTGGAACAAAAAATATTGTAACCAAGATTTAAATATTTCTGTTTAACCTACGAGCATCTTCGGCCCACATGTCACGAGCGTTTTTACCCTGCGTGAACTTGTTGTATTGCTGCCAGGCATAACTTTTGAAGTTATACAGGTCTGCTTCATTGTAACGATATCCAAAATCGCAACAAAATTCCAGAAAGGTTCCTAGTTCTTCCAGTGCTGCTGTAGACTTGGGGTTGGCTTGTACGAGTTGTTTGGCCATGATGTTTCTTTTTTAAAGGTTGATGAGATTTAAAAATTTTTAAATTTTTAAAGAGAGGTTAGGACGAGAAAGTTCATACTTGATCAAGCAGCCGTTTTCATTGTCTTCGGATACTTCAATCCACACAGCTCTGTCCGGATATCGCTGTGCAATCTGTATATATATGTCATCTGCGATCATCTCGCAACTTTTGTAGTCAAGGCTTAGAACGGAATCCGTATTATTGTTATTGTCGGTATGTTTAGGCCGGAACAGGTTTTCGAGCCAGCGTTTGAATTGGATGAACTCGATGTCCCGGTCATTATGGAACACATCGATCCACACCCTGAAATGAAAGATGTGGCGATGAGGATGGCCCAAAAACGATACATCATATTCATCTCCTGTGGCCAACGCTGGATCTGTCAGCGCCGCAGGGTATTTATGTATGCCTTCTTTTTGGAATGTGACCCAGACTTTGCGTTCGGCCTTTTCCACGATGCGATCTATTGCTTCTCGTTGTGCTTGTATCATTTTTGTAGTAGTTCCATGGTTACAATTTTACCCACACTTTCAGACAAGTTTTCTTCTGGTGTGACAATATATAATTTAGAGCGACGATCCTCTGATTTCCTATGATAATAACTGGTTTCTATCAAGGTGCCGCCCAACACTGTTTGTATTCTAAAGGTTAATGGGTCTGACAATTCAATACTATCATCATCTCTGCTTCCTAGGGCATAGACTACATCGTTTTCTTGTAGATTGTGGTTGAAATCCCAACCCCATTTCATCATTCTTGACCATAACCATCTAATCATTTTACTACCTCGTCTTTGTTGTACTGATCCCAGTCAGTGAATGCTGTGCGACTTTGTAATTTGTGTACACTGTGACACCACACTCCAGGATTGGTAGCAGCAAAGTCTTTGTCGTCCAGTTTGAGTGTGGCGTTGTAGCCCAGCTGGCGTATGTAAGGCAGCTTGACCGATATCATGGGAATGAAGTTGTGATGTTCGGTGAATCCGCTTTCTAACAAGCCTTCCACGGATTTGACATCTATGTCTAGGGTGCATAGATAACCTCGGTCTAGGAATGGTCCAATCATGTTCTCCCAGTCTAGCCAACCACGAGCATTGATGTCATAGTTGGGAAAACTCTGGTTGGCGCCAAAGTAGATGTGTTCGCAGCCTGTTAGGTGTGCAGCAATGTCATCCACTGACTGCACACCCACCACAAACAGAGTTTTCTTTCCCAATGCAGGAGTGTGTTCTACTTCTGTTCCAGTAAAGAACTTTACCGAATCGTCGTGATCTTTTCTAATCATAAACCTAAATCTTCTTGAATTGCAATTCGATCGTCTATTGCTTGTTGTGATTGTACATTATCATCGACCTCGTCGTCAACTGTTTCGAACAATGCGTTGAATTGTGAACGGGCGTTTTTGGCCTTCTTGCCTTTGAATCCGCGAGTGCCGACTATGTCCATCCAATAACGATCGTACTGTTCAATGATGGCTTCTGCTTCTGCTCGATCTGGTGTAGCAAAGATTGCTTCCACAATGTCTTCAAACTTGGTGTAATCGCCATTGGTGTCCCACATCATTTTGGGTCTTGATCCAGCATCAAATTCTCTGTTGGCCCGTTGCACTGATTCCAAATGTAACCACACATTATGACCCATCAACAAAGCATAGCTGAAACTGTCCCAACTTGTTTTGCCTTCTTTGCCAATCTTATTTAGGTCACCGGGTTTGTAATAACAAATATCTTTCATCTGCAGATGTTGGCTGATGGGACTTTCGTCGAATTTATCAACCAGGCCATCTGCCACCACTGCTTGTCCATACGGGCGTGTGTCTGTGCTGTACTTTTTGTCATCCGCAATGGGATTCATTCTGTAACTCCACTTGCCATTGTGTGGCAGCACAATCTCGTGATACACTTGACCATTGGCAGTGGCCAGGAATGGACTGGCACAATCAAAAGAAATGGTAAATTCTGGATTCACATACTTTCTAACTGCTCGCTGAATCACAGTCAGCAGCACGGCCCATTCCAACTTGCTGGTACCCAAAAAGTGCATCCAATCGTGAATACCTGGTTGCAACAAATTGTCATGTCGCAATGCTACCAAACGCTTGAGCACCAAATGCACATCACACATGTTCTGTCCGCCCATGCTCCAGCCGTTGAAGTGAGTGTCTGGATACTTGACAGGATCGCAGTAGTCTTTCATTAGGTCGTACCAGCGATCAGCGTCGGCATGACTGGCACCCTGCAGAACATTCAACACTTTCATGCCACCATTTTTAACACCTTTACGATGTTTCATAAAGTATTCGTTGTTGTATTTGGTAGCGTCAACTGCTTCTTGCAGTGTTTTGATACCGCACTTGTCGCTGGCATTCTTGTCATGAATAACCCAGGTAGGGATATCCAGAGTCATGCCGTATGTGGCAACACCGTCTAGCCATTTGAGAATAGATTCGCGCTTCTTTTGTGCTTTGGCACAGCCCGAGTTGGCTTTCCAATCGCCTTCCCACAGACCTTTGGCAATCTGGAATCCACCCGAGTCGCCTAACACGAGTGTGCCAGGCTCACGATTACGAACCATATCCTCTGACCAGTCTGGTTTGGTAAGATCTAAGTTGGCGTGTCCACCTGAATACAGACTCCACCGATATGGAAACAATGCTTGCTGGCTGTTGAGCCAGTTCAGTTGTTCCATATCAGGAATACCTGCGGGCATACGACCTGGCTCCACATAGGGACCATTTACTGGATCACGCTGCTTGCCTACAAAGGTGGCGTAGAATCCACTAATAGCCGGCAAAAATATGGCGTAATCTTTTTGCTTGGCTGTTAGATTGTCTTGTTCCATCACTTGCTCTGTGCTGGAAGAATGTAGTTATAAACAGCAAGTCCTGAATCCACAGTGATCATTGCTGCACCGTCATCACTGATCCGGACAATCTTGTCGCCAGCAAGATTCATAATGCTGATGAATGTCACAATAGGCCACGACCATGCTCGTTTGAGCTGTCCTGTGATGTTTGGTTGAAACACAAAGTTTCCAGCGTGAGTGCTGTGATCGCCAAAGAAGAACATCAAGTCGGTACCATCGGTTTTTGCTTGAAAGTTGGTTTCTTCGGCGTTGGCCTGTGCTTGCATTTTCAAACGCAGGATACTGGCCACAGTTGGTTCAAACTCAATGTGCCAAGTTGGTGTTTTAAATTTATAGTTCTTGAGCTGGTCGTTCACCATGCCACTGGCCATAAAGCGATAGCTGTTTTTAAAGTCGCCAGCAGCGTTTTCAAATGCAATACCATCTGGTTCGCCTGTGGTCTTGCGTGTGATACTGAGTTTGGCGTTCTCGCGGTATTCCTGAAGATTCAACAAGATTTTTAACTTGTTTAAATTTGGCATGCCAAAGGTACCAACAAAATCTGCCACTGGTCCAGCAAACTTGCCTTCCACTACTACCGAACGGTCTTCTGCCACCGCAGCAATAACTGTTTCTTTGTCGTCGCCTGTGATTTTAACCAAGTCAATTACACCCAAATCGAGTGTGTGTTGAACCAGGTCTAGTAAATGATCTTTCATGTTTTATTTCTCCTATAGTGTATTGTATATGGTTTATTTAGATTTTGCAAGTGGTTTGGGTAATATTTTTGCCAATGTTTGTCCGCCTTTTAGACTAGTGAGTGTTCCAGGTTTACGCAATTCCAGCCAGGTGAGATTCAGCTTGTCGGTCCACATAAACTGCTGTTGATATTTGAGTCGCTTGGCTGCGGCTTTGACACGCCTTCCTGGTGTATAAAAACAGAAGTTTTTTTCAACCAATGCCACACAATGAGCACGATCGCAATCATTGAATGTCATGGCCAGTGTGCCGCCAGGTCTTAGTTTTTTAAATATAATTTCCAAATAGTTTTCTACCACTTCAATCGGTGTGAATTCAAAGAAATTAAATGCCAGACACAGTCCCAGTTGATTGTCTGGTATTGCAGCCAGCACATCAGTTGTGACCGGAGATTCTTCGTATGTTCTTAATCTATTTTGATACTCAGCATTGAATTTACTCCGAGCTGGTGCCAACAATGCATGACTGTAGTCAACAAGATACAATGGATCCAGTGCTACCAAATCATCAATGAAAGTTTCTTTTCCCGGTCTAATGATCAATCCAGCATACTTCCAGTCTACAAAAGATTTTATTCTGTCCAACAGCATCTGTTGAGTTTCTGGACTTATTGCTAGACTACGGTCAATGATTTGTTGGTTGACTTGGGCGTTGGTGCTGTCGGACAAATGACCGTATCTAGTAGACTCTTCGTTGTACTGTGCTGTGCTATCTTTATAGTAGGTCTTTTCAACAGTTTCAATTAAGGAATCCAGTTCTTTTACCAACTCGTCCAGTGTCAATCCAAATTGATTAAAGATGTCAACTAGATTATTTAAATCTTCTTCTATCGACTGCGTGAAAGATCGCGGCTGTATCACACTGTTTTTCACAGTATGCACAACATCGGCCAATTTATGTCGAGCATGATACTGTATATCTGCCACATCATATTCCAGCAGTTGATTGCGGTAGGCAATGAGTTCGCTTAGTTTCATATCTTTACCATTCAAATAAATTTTGGAATGTGTTTTCTGTGTTGGTTGCACTGGGCAAGTCCCACTCCATTACACCCAACAGGTTGTCAATCTTCTGATCCACCACAGTGGCCTCCATCAATCCGTCATCAAACGGCAGTTCCTTGAACCACTCCGGCAAGCGTTGTTCGTCTGTGGGATAGCCAATGCTGGTCCAACCCAGTGCATTGCTCTTGAGTTTGCACACAATTGTTTTCATACCATCCACAATCTGCATTGAATAGTTGTCACTGTTCATGCGTCTCAGATTGTTCCAGTTCATTGCAGCTCTGACATGGCCAGGCATGTTGGCTTTGCCTTGGCGTGTTTCTTCTGCTGCATATTTGGTCAAGTTGTTGACACGCTTGGGCGATCCTTTTTCCCAGCCGGGTCGATCCATGAACTCGTATTTGAATTCACGGATGCGTTCAATGATGCTTTCTTTTTGTGCTCCACTCAACGCAAGATTCAAAATCTCCAACAAGAAGTCTTGAATCACTTTGGGTGTATCACTGCGCTTGAGGTCAAGCCCCATGACTTTTGTCTTGCCCAGCGCACCATTGACGTCCAATCGCTTGCCTTCAAGGTCAATGATGTTTACAGCATAGCGTTTCTTTGTGATGAACAGGCCACGATCTGCCACCAGCTCGCGGCCGGCTTTGATCAACCCGCCCATGTCTCGCGGACAATGGAATGCCTGCTCCATAAAACCCGGGAATGAATCGTTTACTTGATCTGCAATTGAGTCATACAAAGCAATACAAGTTTCCTTGCTCCACTCCATGCGACCTTGCTCTACTTCGGTCTTGATTGCCGGCCAAGCACTGAAGTAACATGAATCAGTGTCGCCGTATATCACAGCATCGCCGGTATGATCATACTTGCCAGTGATACATTCATTGATGTAAGCATCCATGTGTCGGGCAATGGCACGGCCTGTCAGTGTGGTACTCTGACCAATGCGATGGTCAAAGAATCTGCAACCGGGATTCAGCAGGGCTCCGTACAAGCTGTTCAAGTTGATCTTCTTGACCAGTTGCCGCTTGTCCCAGAATGCTTCTTCTTTTTTGTCTTTGGCATCTTTTTTCTTGGCCTGCATTTCTTTGCGTTCACTATACCATCGTTCCAGCAGACCGGGAATGATACCTTTCTTTTCGTAAGTGATAATGGTTCCGTTGGCAGTCAAGATCCATGGACGATTTGAATCAAACACAATGGACCACATCTCAGCCGCTGAATACACATTGGTCTCGCCATCTTGCCAATCCACTGTGAGTTCAGTGCCGCGTTGTTGTTCCATCACCGCAGTGTATTCCAAACTGCCGAACAGGCCCTCCCACGCTGCTGCAAAACTTGCGCCACCGTTCATTTTGTCTTTGATGTAACGATCAGTCATGATGGGTCGCAGTTGACCTATCACAGTTTCTGGACCCATGTTCATGGCACGAATTGCCGATGGATACAGGCTGTTGATGTCAACCGAACCAATCCATTCACTCATGCCCTTCTTGGGATATGCCACATAGGCACCTGCGGCCTGAGTGTTGTCGTCAGTGAGCTGTTGCTTGCGATTGGGCACAACCATGCCACGCTCGTGTGCTTCGTTGATAATGGCCTGGTCAGTCACAGCAACTGCACCCATTGTGGTCTGTAGCAACACAGTGTTGGCATGTGCCAGTGTGTTGGCCAGATCCAAAAACTGTAGTTTCTTGTCCAGCTTGTCCAACAGTGCAGTATCTTGTCTGTTGTAGGCAATGAATGTTCGGAAGTGTTGATTGTACAGTTGATCCAGTGTGCCTTCAAACTGTGTCTTGCGCTCGCCTAACTCGTGTTCGGCAATGGCATCCAGGCTGTAGCTGTGTCGTTCTTCATATGTGTATTTGCGATACAACTGCATATAGTCCATATGCACACGACCGATCAGATCGTATGTTTGTTGTTCAGCACCAAAGCGTTCAAATTGCCTTGGTTTGGGAAACTGCCCCCACAGACAGAACTTGCGTGTGTCGTCTTTGCTGAGTATGCGAGTGATACGATTCACTGTGTAGGGAATGTCGTAGCCCTCTGAATTCCAACCGCTGAGTACATCGGCATCGTCAATCAGGTCCAGAAACATTTTCAGCATGTCTGCTTCGTTGTCAAACAAGAATGTGTTGTCAAATTCAGCAACCAGTTCTTGTGCAGTAGCCATGCTGATACTTTTGGGCGGCACAGCCAATGTGACCAACTGATCCAGCCAGTTCAAATAAACAGAAATGGCAGTGATGGCATTGAACGGATCGTGAGTGGGAGAAAACCCGCGCTCTTTGTCAAAGTCTACTTCAATGTCAAAAAAGGCCGTTTGCAGTTCTGGGGCAACAGCATCTTTGTAGTTTTCTTCAAAGCATCTAAAGATGGGATTGATATCGCTTTCATACAACTGCTTGCCGCCGTGCATGCGAACTTCTTTGCGAAATTCTTTGTTGTTGCGTGTGCTGAATCTTGACACAGGTGTGTCGTAGATGCTGCGGAACTTGCCACGGGCATCATCATAGTAGAAGATGTAGTTGGCTGGATATTCTTTGTAGACTCTCTTGCCGCCTTGGCGTTCTACAACATGGATGCGATCGTGCTCACGATCAAACAGTGCGTCTACATAACTCAATCATTTTCTCCGTTTATGGCCGGTGGGCCGTGATTCATGCTCGTATCGTGAGCGACTCGCTGTTTAAAACAGTACTTATAATGTCTTGCCCACAGTCTCAAGAATTGTTTCCAGCAATTCGTGATCCTGTTTGGCCTTGCCAAATTCAGCTTTGTGTGCCAATTTGATGGCCTTTTTCAACACACCGGGTTTGATCTCAAGTTCTTCTGCAATGGCCTTGATGGTGTCGTTGAGACCGCCGGTGAGTGTTTCAATCTCCTGAGTCACTTGCATGCCCTCATTGATGATTGCTGTCAGTTTGATCTTTTGGTCGCCGTTGAATGTCTTTTGTTGTGTCATAGAATACTCCGATTAAAAAGTTATTATAACATGGATTTTGTTGATGTCAACTCATTTTGGTAATAAGCTCACTTCCAGTAAGCCGAGTAGCGAATTCGGTTCACTGCGCCAGCAGCCGGCGCACACTTATATAACGCAAAGGTCCTAAGGTAGTGTGTTCTGTTATTTTCCTGCCACTGCTAGTGCAGCGCCTTTGTTGAAACTGGGACTCCATGGACTATTGCCCAGCTTTAGTCCTTTGCGTTTGCTCCAGTCATATCCGGCTCTGTGTCCCGAACAGTCTCGGGTGCATTCTGATCCAAGAAAAGTCAATTCGCGCAGTTGATCTCGTGTCCACCGGTCAGGTATCACGCCATGCTTGGCCACAAACGCATCGTGCAATTGTTTGCCGGTGATGCCGTGGTCTCTGGCAATGGTCTGCATCATGTGGTCAATTGCGCTGTAACCCTTAGGATCGTCGAGATCTTTTTCAAGATCCTCCACTGCACCTTCTTTCACAATTGCAAATTCACTAGCTCTCATGGAATCAGTTAACAAGTTTGTTGTATGGGCTAACAGACGCAATGCCCGCTAATCTTTTCATGCCAGCAAGAGAATCTTCCGCCACAGGTGCTGCTGCAATATCATTACCTTGATCATCTAATCCTGCCTGTGCCATCATTGCAGCTAATTTAGGATTTTTAGCCTTCATTGCAGCTATTGCTGCGGCTTCTGGATTTCCACCTGCGGCCATGGCAGTGTTTGCTGCTTGCACAATATCTACTTTCTTACCTGCTGGATTAGTTGCTGGTGAAGTTGTTCGCGGCTGAAACATGCCAGTCGTTGTTGGTGCTGCTGGCGCAGCTACAGGTGCAGCTGGTGCTGCTTTAGCTTTATTTGCTGCTGCTGCTGCTTGGGCAGCTTGTATATCAGCTTTTTCTTTCGCTGCTAATTCTGCGCCGTAAGCAGTTAACTCACCAGTCTTGCCGCTATATCTAGCAGTTGGTGAATCAGGTGTTGGTTCTTTTGCAGCCACAGATGCTGCTGGCGCAGCTACAGGTGCAGCTACAGGTACTGCTGCTGCTGGCGCAGGTGCTGCTGCTTTAGCTTTATTTGCTGCTGCGTAAGCAGCTTCTTTAGATTTATTTGGTGTTAGCAATCCAGGTTTTTTGGGAGCTGCCGCCGCTGCTGTTGTTGTTGGCAATGTAGCTGCTGGCTTATTTCCTGTCCAGATCTGGTTGGAGCGAGGAGCAGCCTCATGTATGGCCCTGATCGGGAGTCCAGCAGACTTCAACATGGATTCTAACTCGTCGCCTGCTGACTCTGACACACCTTCTTTTATCTCAGCGCCTCGTTGTCGTTGAAGCTGCGCCGCAGCCCGATTGATTGAAGCCCACCGACCACCCATATGATGGGTCTGCCCGTGATTTGGTCCAGGAACTCCTAATTTTTTAGCAACTTGTTCAGGAGTCATACCTTTGGCCAGTAATGCCAAGGCCTCAGCATCTTCTTTTCGTGACGCATCGGTTGATCGTGCTTGAGCAGAACCAGCAGCGCCAACGCCAACAGCACCAGCGGCTGCTGCACCTAAGCCTTGTAAGAATCCTCTGCGGCTTAGATCTTCCTCTATGCCATGTTTTTTCATCAATCGACCAATTTGACTGTCTGGATTTGGTCGATTGCCAGATTTTAAAAACGCACGGATCATGCCTAACTCTTGTTGCTTGCGTTCATCAGACCGATCAACTGCAGGTCCAGTACCGGTGTTGTCACTGCTGTCTGACTGGGGTTCATAGTACCAGCCCCGACCCGGGTCGTCGCCGCCAGTTTGAGTTGGCTTATTAAATTTGAAATAGGCGATCTGTTTATCACCCCAGTAGCCTTTGAACACGCCAGTGGCATCATCAAAGTCTTCACGATCAAAATGATCTGCTTCAAATTGACCAAAGTAATCCGCACTGCGACGATATGACTCTGGCGTGGGATACTTGTAAGGATCATCGCCGATGTCGTCGTCGCCACCACCTGAACCGGGAGCAAATTCATTCAGGCCTTGTGCAGCATACTTGGCGTACACATTGCTATTTTCGCCGTAGCCATGTCGTCGAGCCAGTTGTTGCAATTGCTCTCGTGTCTTGCCTTGGAAGTATTCTTTCTTTTCGGCGTCGGACATTTGACGAATTTTTTCTTTGATTCGAATCACTGCCGCTGGCATGGCACCTTCCGCCACAGCTGGTTGTTTTGCTGGTTGTTTGACTGTGGTATTCACACTGGAATATCCAGTAGGGCCACTGAAATTAGGAGTCTTGGCAGGTGCAGGTTTAGCAGCACCTGCAGCTCGCGCAGCTTGACGACGAGCAACTTCTCTACGACCAACATAGCCAGCACCTTGTGGATCCTCACCTGGAAATTTGCCAGCTGCTGCTGCGGGTGCTGTTGGCTTGGTTGTAGTGGCGGTAGCTGTTGTTGGTGTAGCAGTTGTCGGTGCTGTTGGTGTAGCAGTTGTCGGTGCTGTTGGCGTAGCTACTGTTGGTGCTGTTGGTGTAGCTGTTACTGTAGCAGCAGCAACTGGTAGACCCATTTTACTGTAAACTGAAGTTACCACTTCTTGTGGCACGCCTTGTGTGACCAACCAAGCAGCCAATTGATCTGAATCACTGGGTTTTCCCTTTTGATGCCAGTTCATCTTGAGTTTTTCTTTGGTCACGTTGGTAGTAAATTGACGACCAAATGTGCTCAGTGCACCACCTACTTTGCTGAGCCCACGGCTCAGCAGGCCGGGTTTTTTGGCTGCAGGTGCAACTGGAGCACCCGCCATGTCGGGACGATACAATGCCGGGCGTGTGCTTCCAGGCACACCCTTGAGTTCCATGATGGCTTTACGGTATCGGTCAACGTTTTCAAACACTGTGTAGGCGCCAGCAGTGGTTAAGTTCACAGTTTTGCTCTTGCGTCCTATGCTTTCGTTCAATTTCCAATTCAAGATGGTTGTTTTTTTGTCAATCAACTGACTGACCGGCAATCTTATTAACTTGACAGATTCTGTGAATCCTTTTGGTCTTATTGAACCGCTGCCGCCGCTGCCGGGTGTGTAGTTTGATGGATACATGGGCGCTAGGCCTGGTTTGGTAGCTTTCATAGATCCGTCTGGCTGTAGTTCAGCACTTGGAAAACGTTTGGTAAAGTCTGCCTTCCAGGCATCATATGCGGCTGTTTGTCTGGCCAGTTCGTCAGCGGGCAAACCAGCGTTTGGTGGAATAAAACTACCCTTGTCGTTGACAGGAATGCCGTATTCTAATTTTTGTCCCAGTGAGTCAGTGCTGGTTGGTCCTGATTGACTGTAATCAATAGGAGCAGAATATTTTCCTGGATCAGCAGCAGCTTGACTCACATCAGCAGCGTCAACCCCTCCTAGGCGTTCCAGGCTTCCAGTTTGTGTGATAGAACTGTCAGGCACATTGCCTTTGGCAATGTCGGCCATGGTGTTGGCATTGGTACCCACGCCGCCGGCATAAACGTCGGCTCCTGATGCAGGCGGCAAGGTGATTTCTTGTCCAGGAAATATCACATCAGGATTGAGATTCTGGCCACCTACTGCGCCAGCGTCTGCTGCCAATTGTGGATTTAGCCCAACTAGTTCTTGTACCGATACACCGTTTGCTTGAGCAATCTGACTCAGTGTGTCGCCGGCTTGCACAGTGTATGTAGGCAAGTCAGGACCAGGTACAAATGTAGACGCCGCGGCAGCTGGATCGGTACCAGCGGCCGCCGCACCAGCTGCTGGGTCTGCCCCAAACATACCAGCAATAGATTGACCTGCCCAGGCCAATGCTGCTGCACCTGCACCTTTGCCAAACACACTGCTTAGTTTTTCGCCTTTGATTGCTGCGTCCAGGGCATAGGTTAGGCCAGCAATGACTGGAAGACTTGCACCACCTGTGGCCAGGCCTGTAATGGCCACCAATGCTGCTTTGGCAAATCCAGCAGACTTGGGATATTTCTTTACCAGCATGCGATACTTTTTGATCGCCTGCATTACTGCACCTTTTTGTCCGCCGGCCAGGCCAGCCAGGGCATCAGTGGCCTGATCATAAGCAGTGTCAACTGCTGACACAGGCACAGAATTCTGTACACCGCTCAACACCGTGTTGACCGAATCTCTGATACTGGCTGCAAGATCTGTGGCCTTGTCTTTGCCGCGTCCCAGCATGGTACGATTAGTGCCAGTTGCTGTGTTGGTCATTCCTGCTTCTGCGTCGGCAAACACCTGTAGAATTTCTTTTTCGCTCATGCGGCGTTCGGCAAGATAGCGTCCCACTTGCTTGAAACTGCGATAAACAGGATCTTGCAACAGCAAGGATTCGTCAATTCGTATGCGTTTGTTTGGCTCAGTAATTATTGTTTTAGAATTATTATGACCTCCCGCCATGCCCGACTCGTCCAGGCCACGGTCCTGGCGCCATTTGCGAACACTCTTGCCACGATCGCGACCGCTGCCTAGTTTGGGTCTATTATCGCCTAACTTTTCCGCCACACCTTGCTCTCTTAGCGGAGGAAATCTAGCCAGACTACGAATGAGTTGACTGGTCCAGCCCGAAACATCGCTTGACCCAATTTCGTCAACATCGCCTACGAAGTCTGCAATTTCGTCAATGGCCATTCCAACCACATCGGGGCCGTATTTGGCCAACACTTCGGGATGTTGTGTTATGATTCTGCGAGTGATAGCATTGGTCACTGAACTGTACTCACGGTTTTCTGTCACACCTTTGGTATCGTTGGCAAACTGTTTCTTGGTTGCTTTGACAATGCCCTTGAATCTCTTGTTGCCACGAGCATAATCACCGGCCGCATCAGCAGCAGTGGCATCGGCACCAGCAGCTTTTTTGTAACTGGCCAAGGTGTCTGGACTCAACTCGTTTAATTTATACAGCTCATTTAAAATCATTATGCTTCCTCTATATAATCTGCTGACTCGTCTGTTGCTTTGTCACGCCCCAGATACATTTCCAATGCCATGTGTGCTTGGTCTAAATTTTTAAAACGGCTCTTCATTGAACGGCCGTTGTGTCGTATTTCAAATCCACGACGCTCGTCGCCGTGTATTTCGCACACACGACCGTCTTCCAAGGCCAGTGTCTTGACCGGTGCTGATTCTGTGTAGATGGGTTCTTGAACCGGGGCAGTGGGCATCTGAACAACAGGATCTTCTTCTGTTGGATTTTCTGCAACAGCAACAATCTGTTTGGCTATGATGCTGGAGTCTTTGGTATTTTTTTCTTTGATGTCACTGTCATTCTTGACTTTTTCTTTCAAGTCCGTGTCGTGTTTTTCCTCAGCAACACTGTCAAGATACTCGGCAAAAGATTTTTTAACTTTGTCTAACCGGTCTTCGATGGTGACCTCTTCTTCCAACACATCTTCTGGATTGTCTACACCTTCACCTGAGCCGACCATGTAGCTGCTGCCTGGAACTTTTTTATTGGGGTTGCCGCCCAACACAGGACCCTGGCTGGGCATTTTGTACAGGGCCGGCATCTGCGGCACCGACTTTTGTTGAGCATTCAGCCCAGTTTTGACACTGGCAGGAGTAATGCTGCCTTCAATCAAGGCCAGGCGTTGCATTATAGTGTAGATTTCGTCCATGTTACTCCCTAGCGTCCTTTAAGAAACTGCGCAATTGCCAGGCATATTTGTTCTGCTGACTCAATCGTTCAGCCATGAAGTTGGCAATGTCCTGTTTGTTTTCAGCTTCTGCCTCAGCAAAGCAACTGTTTAACAGAGCAATCATTGGTTCACTGTCGGCCAGCAGTTCTTGTATCATCAGTTTGGCCCGTGGCACTTTTGTTTGATCTTGTATGATTGATAATTCAGCATAACGAGCAAGACTGCCCGGGACGTATTCATCTAGACTGCGAATGTATTCGGCTATGGGATCCACGGCGCTGTAGGCATCTTCGTAGATTTTTTGAAAGAATTTGTGTAGTTGTGCAAAGTCTGATCCTTCCACATTCCAGTGAAAGTATTGAGCTTTTAAATAGTAAGCAAATTGGCTTGCAAGCAAGGTTTTTAGTTGTTCAGTTAGCACGGCGTTTCTTTCCTTTTTTCATATAGCTCGGAGTATTGGGTGTTGGATCCGTTGTGTATTTACCAGAAAAGAAACTGCCACCAGTTCTTGTGATCGTTCCACCTAGCGGCATGGCCACAGGGGCAATGGAGCCAGCACTGGTGCTGCCTCCGGAGGCGTCTTCTTTGACGAATTCAGCTGCTCTCATCGGCTGATCCTTAATATATTGTTTTTAATTTTGCCTGTGCCATAATCCACACGCATGTTGTCAGCATGGATGACTGCTGTGTCTGTGTTGTCCAGTTGATATGTGATGGTGTATTCACCGGGCTCAGCTTCAATTTGCAACGCTTCTTCCAGATATTGATCACGCCAGATCCAGGTGCGTTCAGCAAACAATTCGTCGTCCACATACACACGGTACACCGGCGGCGTACCTGTCCAGTCACAACTGACATCACACAATACACGAACAAACTGTTTCATGCTGTATTTAGTAGCAGTTTACTGAACTTGTTTGATTGACCCGATGTGCCAATCTTGAATATTATATTGGGATTTAAAGATATTACGGGCTGTTGCTGCGTTGGGAGCCCAGGTTGTTACATCAACCAAAGAAACATAGCGTGGGTTTTCAATACGGATCTTTGCAGTCCATAGTTTTGCTCCGCTGATGATTTCTTTGGCTTTCATACTGTTACTTATGAGAATCTGCTGCGGCTGTGGGTGTTACAGTGCGCCCCAGGTACCGTCTTCTTTCTGTTGCGGTTTGCCAAGTCCGGTGTCCAGACCCATGCCTTTGGCTCGCATGCCTCTGACAACTATGTTGCCATTGGGCAGGGTGATCTGTCGCTGTCCAAACGGCATGTGATATGCCTGCGGCCCGCGCTGACTCACAATGGTCTTGGTGTCAGGATTGATTTCATACCAGTCGTCGTCGTTAAAATTGGTGGTGTGTGCTGCTTCCATCACATCATACATGGTTTGTACCATACCCGGTGTAAATTTGCGTAGATTGATTCTGCGGGCCTCCAGCCATTTCTGCACATCAGGACGCTGAAAATCAAAAGTCTTGATTTCAGCGCCGCGATACTGTTGTTGTAGATTGGCCAACTGCTGTTCATCTTTTACTCGTGCATATACTTTTGTGCCCTCTGGCAATTTGGCGTAGAACAACATTTCTGGCTCGGTGTTTTCTGTCACACCTTCGTTTTTGGCTCGGCCTGATTTCATGTTGGCCAGCCAGTGTGCCAGTTGTCCCTTGCGTCCACCTTGCTTGGCAGTTTTGCGTAGACTGCTTACACTGGCCTTGGTGTTGATACCGTGACGCTTGGCATCGCCCTTGTCTTGGGGATTTCGCCCATCAGCAAAGTTTTCCGCCACATCGTGTGGCCCCTTGCTGAGCTGTTTATATTGGTCAAGAATACCCTGAATATCAGTTGGTTTGCCGCCCAAGGTGATTTGAATCAAGCTACCGGGTGCTGTCTTTTTGATCTTTTTAATATCTTGTTCAATTGAGTATTTAAGAAAGCCAGGCTCAAGGTTAAACTCTCTAGCATCAAACACTACGCGAGTGTTGTCAATGGGCAAATTGCCTTTGGGATCAATTGCTTGTATTATCACTTGGTTGGCCGGCTTTGACCGCCGCCAGGCTTCTCGTCGAGCCTCATGCGCAGCGATTCCTGCCTGACCCTCTGGAGAAGCATTATAACGGTCAACGTCATTTTTGTATGCAACATGGATATCAGCATCAACATTGAATCCTTGGCCGTCAAGGTATTCATCCATGTCCTCTTGCACCATGGTGTCAACCATGCGGTATGCTTCTCTACCAGCTTCCATTCCACGATTGATAAAAGCATCTGCTACGCTGTTTATTTCTTCGGCATCACTTTGGTTTTGACTTGTTGTGTCCATGCCGCTGACGTCAACTAAATCAAACTCACCTTCAGCATACAATTTTGCCATTTCTTTTAGAGCTATACCATATGCATATGGTCCAGCACCTTCAGCTCCACCTGGTGCGAATTCGTTTAATAAGCCTTCCGCCACACCTTCTGACTTGTTGCCATAGTTGGCAGCACCTTTTTTGCGACACTGAACTAATCGACCGGATGCATAGGCACTGGGCCATACTTTGGCCGATGCCTTGACCTTGTAGTAGCAGGCATCTTTTTTGCCCTCGCCTAGTTCTGAATATTCCACCACAGGTCCACCACAGTGCGGACATTTTTGTTGTGATTCTGTAATGATATCATTTATGTTCATTTTTTCTTTCCTTTTGTACTGACATTTATTGCTGGGCCTGAACGATTGGCGTCGGGATCTTGTCTGCGTTTTCTGGCTGCTGCACTTGCACGACCTTTCTTGCCCAGTGCATGTGCTTTGGACTGTGGCAAACACTTGGGCTTGCCTTCAGATTCTGACCCTCTAGCACAGTCGCCGCGTATCTTACCATCGGGACCAAAGCGTACCCATTTATCTTTGAACCAGTCGCGAAGATTTTCATTGACGTCCACGCCGGAACCGAATGCAAATTCATACAGTCTCATGTCAGCAGTTCCATCTACGGCGTGCTTTGCATATGGCCTTGTCCGGAGTTTTAGCACAGCTGATGCTGTGCATTTTCATTTGACCACGGCTGCGGCTGCAATAGCTCTTACGACGTTTCGACGCCTTCGAACCTTTCTTTAATTTGCTGGGCTTGGTAGTTACAGCAGTCTTTAGTTTGGACCCGGGATTTTCTCTGCGATAAGCGTTGACAGCTTTCTGACTCATGCCGGCAGTACGATCCTTTTTGTTGGCCTTTTGCCAATCTTCCATGATTGGCGTAGTCACTGCAAACACATACAACTCATCATCTGTCAGTGAGTCGAGGTCTTCCCATATTGTCTCTGCATCTACCCCATTGCGATCTGCAAGACTGTCAATGATAGACTCTATTAGATCAAACTCTTCGTTTAGTTCCACGCGATCTGTTGCACTTACTCCTGTGCTGAGTTCCAGTATTCTTGCCAATTCATCTTGATTTTCTGTCATTGCGGTCTCCTTTTCTTCGTTTTTAGGCACACAGTTGGGAACCATTTTGTTGCTTTTTTTCTTCATACCAACTTGTTTGTGTGTGTCCCAGCATGCTTCATCCAAGTTGTCCTGTGAATGATCGCCGTGTGTTTCACACAGGCCACACATTTCACACACCATTTCCATTTCTGCGCTTTCGTTTTGCTTCTTCTTTCCAGCGCAATGGGCCCGCTGACTAAAGCCCTTGGGATGACTGCAATTGATACTTTTTTTGTATTTTTGGCTCCAGCCTTCTGTGGTAAATTCTTTTGTTTTCATGTTCTTGCCAGCACAAATGGTTGATCGCTGCCAATGAACTCAAGATAGTTGTTCAAGGCCGCTGGGTATTTATCGGTGGGCACTAGTTCATATCCCTGTGCATGGCGCCGAATCATTGCGGTGTATGCACTGGATCTGCCGCCACCAGACTTGGCACTGAACGCTAGATACGGTGGTTTATATTTTTTTGCATAGGTGTTGATAGCGTTGATCACAGTGGCCATTACTCGTCCTGCATCACCACGCCCAGTCATTTCATGTGTTCCGCCGCGAGTAAATGCTACATCAGTTACTTCACCATTGCCTGCAGGAGTAAACGATATGCCAATTTCTCTGCCGTCAGCATCTGTGGCCGACGCATGAATTTCACCTTGAGCTGCAAACTGCTGATCCCACTTTAGTGGAAATGCTGTGTCAAGATCAACTACTTCGTTTAAAAGTTCACTGGCTCTCATAGTCCAATCTTTCCTGGGTACATGGGTCCAGATTCAACTCGTTCGCCGCCATCAAAGTAACTGATTTGCACAGGCAGTTCTTTCCAACCCAGGGCAGCAGCAGCCATGATACGATGATTACCTTCGTTGACCCAAGCACTGCCATCGTAGGCCACATTGATAAAAGGCTTGTATTCTTCATTAGTAAAACTATGCAGTGGCAATTTGCCAGTGTCTTTCATTATTTTCATAATGGCTGCTAGATCCGCTTGTCGTACATTTTGCTGTTCGTTTCGCATGCCCGGTAGTCGCTTGAGTATATCCATGGATACCATTGGTTCAGGTCTAACAGTAGCAGTGGTCTTGCCCATGTAGGGCAACCCGTTGCGGTCGGGACTTTTTTGCTTGGCATACGCAATAGCATCGTCAAGCCATTCTTCGTTGGGTACATCAACTCTGAGTTCTTCCGCCAGCTCGGGGCTCCATTGCATTGCTTTGCCACCTTTGACAGTTGGAGAAAAGCCTTGTCCTCGGTAGAATTTGGTCAGTTTACTTTGGCTTACTTGTCCTTTGTCCCAGGGGAATAATGTAAGGCTGATTCCATCTTCTCGGGCCATGGCTTGCAGTTCTTTCATAGCACGACTGCCCACCCCAGACCGTAGCGGATACGCTTGAAACCATTTGACTTCAACTGCGCCACGCCGGCTGAAGCTAGGAGTTAATTCAAACATTGCAAACTGTTGGTCATCTCCCGAGCCCCAGGTCATCACATGATTGTTCTGCATGGTTTGCGGATAACGGGCATACACCTTTTCAATCCAGGTTCGTGCCCGGGCTGCTGCTTCAGCACCACCAATCTTGATTCTTGCTGGTTCGTCTTCGTGTAAAAATTCTAGTGCTCTCACGACGGCTCCATGACTGGCACAACCGCAACTTCGATACCATCTTGGTATCCTGCACGAGCCAGCCATCCTGCTGCAACTCTGTTGGCATCTGCTTGTGAATTGCCAATGCCGCTGAAGGTGTGTAGTGTATTGCCTTGGCTGTCTTTGATTGCCCATGTGCCTCTAAATGTTCCACTAGCGGCAGATTGCTGTGCTGCTTGTTGACGTTGGCGTTGCAGATCCAGGGTGCTACCAGGAACAAAGTTCTGTTCTACATCTGGCTCAATGTCAATGACGCCGGGCACAGGTGTTGTGGCCACAGGACCTTGAATTGGTGTGTCAATTGGTGCGTATCTAAAGTCATCTCTGCCGCCAGCTTCGGGACTCATCAACCAGTCAGTGAATTCAGCATTGGCCTGTGCTTGATCAGCAGCATAGAATGTGCCCACTGTTCTACCATCAGAGATTTGATAGATCTTGTAGTTGCTTTGTCCGGGCGTGAGTTCAGCATAGGTATCTTTGACCTTGTTGCGTTCCAGTTGTGCTTGTTTGATAAAACTCTTTAGTGCAGCCTTGGGCAATTCACCAGCAGCAAATTTAGCAAAATAACTCAAGGTATCATTTTGGTCTTTAGGCTTGAGTACAGTGTACAGCTTCTTCAGGTATTCGTCGCGATACTTTGCCGGATCCATGGCAGCATCTAATGCCACTACAAATCTCAACAGCGTGGTTTCAATCTTGTCAAAGTTTTCATTTAGCCAATCGCCGCCGGGACTGCGAAACTCAATGTATCCAGTCTTGGTATTGATACTGGTATACTTGCTGGTCGTGCCGCTGTGTATAACTTTGGTGGCCAGTTCGCCCAGGCCTGTTTTCATTTTTTGCAACATGGCAGCAGCATCTTCGGGACGCTGAGCGATTCGCTCTTTGATCATGCCCATGGCGCTTTTGGCATAGGTGTTGCCGGTGCGTCCAAATTGATCCAGCACATACTGGTCACCCAGCAGCAGAGCTAGTTTAACATAGTCCAGTTTGTCGTTGTCAAAGCCCGGCACACTCACATTGATGTGCAGGCCGGTTGAATCATTGGTGTAGCAGCCTCGTTGTTTGGCCCAGGCCCGGACCTTGTTTAGATCACTAATCATGTCGTCAACAGGCAAGGGCGGGCTCACAAACTCCAGTCCAGAATCGTTGCTGTCATCTGGTTCCAGGCTGCCGTCAGGCTCAACCACATAAGCATCGGGTTCGCGGCGGCCACCATGATAGTTGGCAGACCAGTTTACCTTGCGACCAATGGCCTCACGGAATTCATCAGCAACTTCTTCAATGCTGGCGCCTTCGCTGCCAGGAGTGCTCCAATAGGGCCAGGAAATATCGTACTGACTCGAAACATCGCTCATTGAGCGAATGCCTTCACTTCTCAGCCAATCCTCTTCATGATCATCATTGTAATAGTCTTCTTGTGCATCTTCCTGCGCATCATTCAGCCAGGGATCCAAACCGTCTTCAATGACTTTTTCGGCAGCGTCCATGTAATCTTCAGGGCTTGCTCCACGATTTTCCAACGCTTCTGCTGCGGCTTCGTCCAGGCCCAATATTTCAGCAATGTCTGCCTCTGACCAATTTTCTTTGCCGTATCTAAACACAATGGTGTTTTTGTAGGTTTCAAAATACTCCATCCATGCATCGCCTAGCCATGTCTGATAATCTTCGCTCATGCTGTCACGCAGGCGTTGAATGTCTCTTCGACCGTTGAAGTCACCGTCAAAAAAGAACTGCGCTGCATCTTCGATGCTCATGACATTTTCGTCGGCGTCGTAGTCGGGTTCCATATCCGCAGCATCGTCGCCGCCATCAGCACCGGGCACAATCATCTCAAATTCCATGCCAGCCATGGCGCCTGTTTGTGCTGCCAGTTTCTTTAGATTTGTGGGACTCATGTTGATTTCAAACAGGTCCTGATCTTCATACAGTTTCAGTTCACGACTCAGGCGGTTGACTATATCACGGTGTTCAGTGTCATCTTCGGCCAGGTGTTGCTTCAACACATTCATCTGTTCGATGCCGCCCCGGCTCAACTGAAACCCATTCATCCTGGCTCGTTCAATTCGTGTCTTTTGGCTGGGGTGACTGCTGGTAGGTGACTGTGTCAGAACATCCAACAGTTGCAATTCTGCTTCGTTCTTGGCAATGAATTTGAATACTTCGGCCTTGTTGTAGCCCAGTGTCTTGCACAGGCGCACTGCGAACTCGTCTGCGTCTAGTTCGCCTTGCCGATACTGTGCAGCCACTCGTACTTGAGTCTTGTAGTCCGCTGACGCATCATCGGTACCAGTGGCATGTTCCAGGGCAATGTGTCCCAGCTCATGTGCTATGGTAAATGCCAAGGCCGCATCTGGAGCATCCCAGAACACCGAAAGATCAATAGTGATGGTGCGCGAAATTGCACTGGCCTGTGCATAATTTTCACTTGAGACTACACGAATGGTAGTGCCTTTCAACAGCGGCGCCCATTTGGGGCCTGCTGCTGCAATCAATTGGCGCAGGATGTCTTGGCATCGAGTAGTGAGTTCTTTGTACCTGGGCACCCATACTTTGTTGAACTGGTCAGGATTGGTGTTTCCTAGGGCAGCAACATCCACAAAAGGTCCGGCTTTGGCCACGCCCGGTACCGCAGCAGCCATTGCGCCTGCACCCAACGCTTTTAACGCAGCCCGGCGATCAACTTCGGACAAGTCATCTTCAGCCACATTGTATGTGGGGTCAGTCCGTTGCCGCTGCATGCGATCTTCACGCAGGTTGGCAGTCTTCATCAACAGTGCCGGCTTGCCTTGCGTGTCTGTGCGAAGGTTTAATTTGTTGGCTTCTCGACCTGTGGCACCAGGTTGTACATCTTTTGTAAGAGCCATGCTAAAGCGTGGATCTCTAGCTTGTTTTTTTGTTGGAATATAACCAGAACTTTCATTGGCATTTGCACCACGGCGCAGCACATTCTTAAGTTCTTGTTTTGCTCCGTGTTCCAACCCAGCACGAGTCAATTGGCTGGCTCGCACAGCAGCCTTCACAGCGTCAGCGCCAGTGTTGATCGGAGTGGTTGTGGCGCAGCCTGGTGAACCAGCAACACATGCTGCCAATGCAGCCGTGGCTAACTTGTCCCGGATACCTTCTTCTAACCCGTCATCGTTGAAAAACTCCGGATGCTGTTCGGCATAGTCACGCATCAGCACACCGGCCTGGGCGTTGGCTTGATTTTCCCATCGGCTACCAGTGGCGCCGGCAGTGTCTGGCACTGTTTCTATTTCGTGTTGTCTGGTGTGGGTGAGTTCATGTGCCACTGTGCGCAATATGTCCATCACATGGCGTCCAGCTAGGCTCACTTCCAATAGATTATGGTCAGAATTGTAACGGCCAAAAGTTTTGTTACGAGCGCTCCACTGCGGATCCTTCTTGAACTTCACTTGAGGCGGTTGCTCAATGCCCAACTGCTCCACACAGTAATCAATGAACGATGACACAATGTCAACGACACTGGCTGCGGGCTTTTCGCTTAAGAACATTTTTGTTTCGGGGCTCACACCACTGGGATTGCTGCTGACATCTTCAGTTTTGAATCCGTATGTGAATGGTCGTTTAACAACTATTTCACGCTCACGCAGGCTCAACTCCCGGTCTCTGGCAGCGTTTCTAGCGTCAATCAATCGTTTGATAGCGCCTTGGTTGCGCAGCATTTTGAATGCTAGATTATCTGCACCAAACTCGCCATGCTGATTCAGTCCGGCTTGTCGCATGGCTTTGATTTTGCTCATCAATTTGGCCATGTCATCATGATCACCAGATGCAACAGCACTATCAATTCGTGCAGCCAAATCTTCGTATTTGCTGCGAGTGGATATGTCATCTACTCCAGCATCTCTACGCTTGGGCACATCAATCCATTGATTGTTCAACACACTGTAAATGCCTTGACTCACATGTGTTTTATTAGCATCTTGTACATACAGTTCCACAGGATGACTGCCAATGGTGATGTTGTGCTGTTGGTTGTATTGAAACTTTTTAGCATCAAACAGTTCGCGATACACTTCGCTGTTGTCAGCTTCGGGCAAATCAACCACCAGGTGTAGATCGATGTCAGAATTGGGAGTGTATGTGTACGCAGCATTGGATCCGCTGATGGTTATATCTTTGAGATCGTATCCGCTTACTCCTAAAAACTCGCGGAAATCATCAGCTATTTGCAGCAAATGATCATGCACTTCGGGCCGTAACTGTTCGTTGTTGTCCCACAGACGCGGATTCAAACGCTGGTTAAACTTAACAGCGTCGGCCAAATTGTAGGAATCAAGTTCAAGAATATTCATTATGTAATATTTAGCGCAAATGGAAAAGCCACTGTTAAAGTGGCTTTGTGGAGTGTTGCAGTTTGTTTTATTTCTTTTTCTTGCTGGCAGCAATAACTTTGGTTTCTGCCACAGCAGGTGTAGCAGTTGCAACCTGGGCTGCCAGGGCCGATTGTTTTGCCAGCACATTGGGCGTAAATGCGTCAATCAGCGTTTCTTGTGCTTCGTGAGCAAAAGTATATGTGCCTGTATGGCGCAACAACACACGCTTGTCTACCCAGACCTTACCACCTAGATCACGCCAGTTTTCACAGAATGTCCAGTCTTCACTATAGTAGCGATTCTCACGCACTGCTGTGTCAAAGTAGGTTTTCATGTAGGGGTTGAGTTCTGCAGACAAGCCAATGTCATTGATAAATGGTTTAGTAGCAGGGTGTGCATTTAGTTTTTCAAAAACATCACGCTTGATCAACAAGAATCCTGTACCAGTTTTGCTCACTTCCTGCAGGCCGTCGGTGCCTTCTTCTCCGCCTTCGATGCCGTTTACACACCATTTGATGGGCAGGCTCTTCATTGGATACAGGCCGCCGATCACATCAACTTGTCGGTTCAACAACACCAAAATATGCCAGGGTTCAAAGCCAATGTCAGCATCAATAAACAACAGGTGTGTGCTGTCTTTGTTGTGCAAAAACTTAGCAGTGAGTGTGTTACGGGCACGACTGATCAAACTTTCGTTTGTGAGCGTTTCCATGGTCCAATCAATGCCCAACTGGCGTGCAGTGTTGCTCCATTTGATATAGCTCATGAATGTGCTTTCAGTTAACTGACCGCCATAGCATGGCATACAGATGTGTACTCGCGTGGTTTTCAAGTAGTCAATGTTTACTTGGATTTGTTGTTGCCCGCCGACGGGAGTTGAGGGCAATTCTGTTGTTGGTTGTGCGTCAGCCATGTTTTCCTTAAAGTTGGTTAGCAATATTTAATATGTGTTGTGCCACTGGCAAAATTTCTTTGCCAATCACACTTCCACTGTGAGCAGTTTGAAATCACTGGCAGCAGGTTCGTGATTGATGTAGCCGCGTGGATTGCATAACACTCTGGTTTTGCCAATTGTGTAGTCAAATGGGTGATGTGTGTGCCCGTGCGTCCACAGTCGAATCTGCGGATGATCTTCAATAAACGCATCCAGCTCAGAACTGTAGGCACCGTTCATCAAAGTCGCATTGGCATACTGTGCATGTGTGCTGAGTCTGCTGGGTGCATGATGCCCTGCCACCACAAACTTTTGATCTGCTCGACCTTCGACACAGTGCTGAATGTAGGCCACAGATTGACGATGTTGTTCTACAGAATCCTCTGGGCTGAATCTAGCTGGCCGAGTTTTAAAAGTTGGTTTGTCGGGATTGTCAACATCATCAAAGGTTCTATAATTGACATTTCTGGTGCTGTTGCTGATGATCCTAAAATCGTTCATCATGCTGCTCATGTGGTACAGTGTGAGTGAGTCTTCACGATTCATGTCGGTCCACAGTGTGCCGCCAATGAAAGTGATGTCATCAATGACCACTGTTTCTTTTTCCAACACATGCACATTTTTGAGGTAGCCCAACACATCTTTTAGGTGTTTTTCTGTTGTGGCAAAGTCTCCGTTGTAGTGCTCATGATTGCCCATGATGTAGATCACATGCGGAAACTGTGCAGAGCAGCGTTGCATAAAGTCATGATAACGATTGCTGCGATATTCTGGACCCATTATTCCATACGGATCCTGTTGCGTAATGTCCCGGGCCACAAGGATGTCGCCGGACAATATCAAGACTTGTGCGTTTTGGTCATTGACGATTTCCAAGTCACCGAACTCTAGGTGAATGTCACTTGCTACTGCTATCTTCATGTTTGTTGTGCGTTAACGATTATAAGTTTTTTCGTCTATATAATCTGGGTTGATGTGGGAAAAATCAAGATCAATACTGTTTGCTTGTTTTTCTAATTGTAACACATTTTGCATCCATTCTGCAAGCTGAGTTTTACCAAACTGTCTGCCAGCGCCAACACTGCGGCGTGCTTCGTTGATCTGCTGTTGTATCTGCTCACCAATGCCTAACTTTTTATCAAACATTGCTCGAATTGCCGGATCTGGTTGTCCGTACAGATCAGCAATGACCTGATCCTTGTCATGGTCATTGCCTTTGATATACATGCTGCGTATTTCACTGGCACTGTTGGCATCTACTCCGTTTACTTGGAAGTTGATGGTGGGAGTGATGGCCACATAACCGTGTTTGGTCATGGGCTTTACGCCTTTGCCAGTCTTGGGCAGTGGTTGCAAATAACCTGGCGTGCCGTCTTTTTTTGGAGCAAAGTTGAAGCGTTCAGCGTCTTTGGCACTGACTGCAAATACCAATGCTGTTTTGTTTTTTTCGTCGTCGGACAGATTACCAGTGATTTCTGTTGCTTGATAAGGATTCTTCACATTGGCAATGTGGCTAGCCGGAACACCCAACTTGGTCATCATCATCACTTTGTCACTGTAATTGAACGGACTGGTGATGGGTGCCTGCACATTGCTGGTGGCAATATACACGCTATTTTCTCCAAACTTTTTAGTCAGCCAATCATAACTGGCCATATGACCGCGGTGAAATGGATGAAAACGACCAGGGTAGATTACAAGATAATTCATTGTAGCATATTTATGCTTACATGTTTTCCAACAACCATAGGAAAAGCGGAGTAGAGAATTTTAAACTCACATATCCATTGCAACCCATAACACCAAAAAACTTGTCCTTAACAAACAATTGAGATCCATTGGTGTCATGATGATAGACTGTTTGTTCAAAGAACATGTGTCCCAGCTTGATCTCGTCCATTGCTACATTGGCAATTGACAACACAGCATCACTGATGATGTTGCCGTTTTCGTCAATAACGGTGTGATCTTGTGTTTTATTTTTCAGCACAAATTTAAGTTCATGCTCGCCTTCGTCATCGGCAATGTTGATCTCAACAGCGGTGGGTTGTGTAACATGCTCTGTGGCAAACACAACCGTGTCGTTTAACAACACTTCAAACGCCAATCGAGCAGTGTAATCAGTGCTGTCTAGGTCAAATGTGATTGATGTTGTGTTCATATCAGTAAGTGACAGCCACTGTGTTGATCTCGGCCACAGTGGATCCGTCGTTTT